GCGCGAAGAAATGATTCGTGCTGATGACCGTGAGCGTGACCGTATCGAGCAGGATGGACTCTTGCGCCGCTACGAAATGGAATTGAAATACAATACACAAATTCAAACGGCAGAAATCAATGCTGCCATGAATAAAAACCGTGAATTAGAAAATCAACAAGCTCAACAAGACCAAGCAGCGATTGATGAGTACAACCGTCAACAACAGGCGTACATGCAAACGGTTCAAGAACAGGCGTTACAACAAACTCAGCAAGCGCCAGCAGTCCCACAACAAGGGTTCTAAATGGACGAATTAGAGATTAATTTGCAGCGCGGTGATCGTGCCAAGCTGCTTCTCGAAGACGAGCTTCTCAATGAGATGCTCAAAAAGATTGAAGAGGATTGCTTCCGTGAAATCCGTGCTTCTACCCTTCTCGAAGGCGAAGTCCGTGAAAAAGCGTATTTAATCCTGAAGACCGTGGATATTCTGAAAACGAAGTTGCGGTCTGTTTACGATACTGGCAAGATGGCAGAAGTTACTCTTGCAAAGCGCCGTGGTCGTCCACCAATGGCAAAATGATTTTTAACTAAGAGGTGAATATGTCCGATAACGCACAAGCAATCGGGATGAGTGTGAATGATGCAGCGCAAAGTTTTGCTTCCATGCTAGACACCGAAGAGGCTGTTGACACTGGTGCAGAGGCGCAAACTACTGAAGAGGAAACTCTGGAAGTAGAGTCTGATGATTTGGAATCTGTGGAGCCGCAAGATGAAACAGAGGAAGATTCGGAAGACGTAGAAGGCGAAGAAGAGGAAACCGAAGAGGAAGAGCCTGTTGAATCCAAGTTTGTCGTCAAAGTTGATGGCAAGGAGCTTGAGGTTGACAAGGAAGAACTAATCCGAGGCTACCAACGCGAAGCTGACTACACTAGGAAAACGCAGAAGCTTGCAGAAGAGCGCCGTCAGGTGGAGTCTGAGCATCAGCAAGTACTAGCAGAGCGAGAGCAATATGCTCAAGTTCTTGGACAATTGAAACAAAAGGTGCAGGAATTTGAACCTGCTGAACCTGACTGGAATGCTTTAGAAGCTCAAGACCCAGTGGAATACGCCCGTCAATGGACGCATTTCCAACGCCGTCAACAGCAGATGCAAGCTATCCAACAGGAAGAGGCACGAGTCAATGCATTGCGCCAAGTTGAGCAACAAAAGCACTTGCAGGAATTGCTGGTAGCCGAGCGAGACAAACTCTTGGATAAGATTCCTGAGTGGAAATCTCCAGAAAAGGCAAAAGCAGAGCGTGTAAGCGTTATTGAGTATGGCAAAGATTTAGGCTTTTCTGAGGCCGAATTGGATCAGGTCACCGACAGTCGTGCAGTAATTGCTTTGTATAAAGCGATGAAGTATGACCAGTTGATGAGTAAAAAACCTGAGCTTCAATCGAAGATCAAGAAAGCACCTAAGTTGTTGTCACCTGGCTCATCTGGTTCAGTTTCGTCTAAGAGTTCGGACAAGGCTCGCGCACAAACCCGTCTTGCACAAACTGGTAGCGTTAAAGACGCTGCCGCCCTTTTCGACAAATTTATCTAAGGAACCATCATGGCTGCCGTAACCAACACCTATACCCGATTCGACGCTAAAGGCGTTCGCGAAGATCTCAGCAATGTGATCTATCAAATCTCTCCTGAAGAGACTCCATTCATGTCCAACGTGGGCCGTGAGAACGTCAAGAACACTTATTTCGAGTGGCAAACTGACGAACTCGCTGCTGCCGTGACTACCAACGCGCAAATCGAAGGCGACGACATCACCAGCTTCACCGCTGCTACACCTACAGTTCGTTTGGGCAACTACACCCAGATCAGCCGTAAAGATGTCATCATCTCTGGCACTTTGGAATCAGTTGACAAAGCTGGTCGTCGTAGCGAATTGAGCTACCAAATGGCTAAGAAGTCTGCTGAACTCAAGCGCGACATGGAAGCCACCATCTTGGCTAACCAAGCAGCTTCTGCTGGCTCTACCTCTGCCGCTCGTGCTTCTGGCGCATTGTTGGCATTCTTGAAGAGCAACACCAACAAAGGTACTGGCGGTGGCGATCCCACATACACCACCACTCCTACTGCTGGTCGTACAGACGCTACTGCTGGTGACTTGCGTTCGTTCAGCGAGACATTGCTGAAAGACGTGATCCAACAAGTGTGGACCGAAGGCGGTAACGCTTCTATGGTCATGGCTGGTCCAGTCAACAAGCAAAACCTGTCGAAAATGGCTGGTATCGCATCTCAGCGTTTCAACGCTACTGGTGCAAAGCCTTCCACCATCATCGGTGCTGCTGACATCTACGTGAGCGACTTCGGTAACGTGACTATCGTTCCTAACCGCTTCCAACGTGAGCGTGACGTGTTCGTGATCGACCCACAATACGCATCTGTTGCCTACCTGCGTCCATTCCAAACCGTGGAATTGGCTAAGACTGGCGATGCCGAGAAGCGTATGCTGTTGGTTGAGTGGGGCCTGAAGGTCAACACTGAGAAAGCCCACGGCGTGGTTGCTGACTTGAACAGCGTCTTGCAGTAATGCGAACTAAGGGGAGAGGGGAAACCTTCTCTCCTTTTTTAAGTTAATTTATGGACAAAAGACTCTTTGATTACGACCCGATTACGGGAACCAAGAAGATTTGGCACTATGATGCTGCCAAGGATGAAGCAATCATTGAAAACGTGATTGATGCATCTGGTATCGTTGAAGACAATAAAGCACGATTCAATCAGTTTGATGAACGAGCTAATTGGAACGGCGATATGCACCATGTGGCTTCCATTCCGATGGAAATCTATTATCAATTGAAGGCTGAAGGCAAGTTGGATGATCAAGCGTTTATGAAGCGCTGGTTAAACGATGCGAACAATCGCGCTTTCCGCACTCGCCCAGGAAATGTTTAATGTCAAATGTTATTGGTTTGTTAATTCCCACTAGGGATTTTGTTAATTCAGGTTTTGCTTACGATCTGGCCCGACTCGTTGGGTTCCACGTTGGCACAACAAAAGACAAGATTGTTCTCTATACAAGCTCAGGCACTCTGCTTTCTGCACAGCGTCAAGACTTGGCTAGAGGGGCTATTGAGGCGGGTTGTACCCATACTCTGTGGCTTGATAGTGATATGCGTTTCCCAAAGGATGTGTTGAAACGTCTTTTGGCGCATGACGCAGGTATTGTTTGCGCGAACTATGCAAAACGTCGATTCCCAACGGAGCCGATTGCAGTCCGTAAGAACACACCAGACGAAGAGGCGACAGAGATTAAGCGCGTCTACACTGAAGCAGACTCAACAGGTCTGGTAGAGGTTGATTACTGCGGTATGGGTGTCATGCTTGTGAAGCGTGAGGTCTATGAAGGAATGGAGCTTCCTTGGTTTGCTATTCCTTGGGTTCCATCAGTAAAAGACTACATCGGTGAAGATGTTTGGTTCTGCCGCCGAGCATTAGAAAACGGTTACCCAACATTTGTGGACCAAGATGTATCTAAAGAAGTGATGCATATTGGTTCTTTTGAATACAAACATGAACATGCCAACGCATGTAGGGATGTAGAGAATGGCGATTGATTCGTATTCAAACCTGAAGTCTGGCATTGCCGACTTCTTAAACAGGAGTGACCTCACATCGGTCATTCCTACGTTTATTTCTCTGTCTGAGGCGAAGTTCAATCGAGTTCTTCGCACTCGTCAGATGGTTAAACGTGCAACTGCAACTATTGATACTCAATACTTTGCCATGCCAGCCGACTTCTTAGAAGCCAAAAAGCTGGTGCTGAACACAAACCCAATCACTACTGTTGGCTTTGCTACGGCAGAATATTTGGACACTCAACGTTCAAGTGTTTACATTGCAAACGGAAAACCAGCACTGTTTGGTGTTGTTGGAACTCAGTTTGAAGTAGTGCCTTCTCCTGATGCAAACTACACAGGCGAATTGACCTACTATGCTAAGATTGATCCATTAAGTGATTCAACAACAAGCAACTGGCTTCTTTCATACGCACCAGACTTGTACCTGTACGGCGCATTGGTTCAAGCCGCACCGTATTTGCGTGATGATGAGCGTATCGCCACATGGGGCCAGTTCTATACTGCCGCTATGGACGATATTGTTGTTGCAGATCAAAGGGCTTCTGTGGCAACTACACCAGTTGTTCGCGCCCGTTCTTTAGGATAAAACATGTCATCCTTTACCGACTACACAGAAAACCTCGTTCTTACTTGGCTGTTCACAGGTAGCTCTGCTACTCGTCCAACGGCTTGGTATGTTGGCCTGTTTACAGCTGCTCCATCCGATACTGGCGGTGGCACTGAAGTAACTGGCAATGCGTATGCGCGTGTTGCAACAGGTACTATGAGTATTTCTGGTACTTCTCCTACCAACTGCACCAACTCTGCTGCAATCGAGTTTGCTGC